CTGTGTAGTTAAGTAAGTCCATTGGTAGAGTCCAGTTACGATAAGGATTGGGAGCCTCAGGGGTAGCAAGAAGCGCGGCCTGTAAATCGTTATTGCGCTTAACTGCTGCACCTAACTGATCAGATAAAGATGTGGCAAGAGTGTTGTTGCCTTCGAGAAGGGACTTCTGCAATAGTAGAGATAGTCGATCTGTCTCGCTAATCTGACCTTTAAGGGCTGCTTCGATACCAATAGCTTCTAGGTTAAGAGTCTTGGAGGCCTTTTGTAGCGCTAAAGATTTCTTATTGGTATCTAAAGTTTTCTTCTGAATTGCTGCTAATTCTTTGGCGCGCTTAGCCGCTGCCGCTTCTGCCGCTTTACGTGCTGCAAGTTGAGCTGAAGTCTCATAAATTCCAATAGGTTGAGAACCTTGGTAGCCCATCGATAGAGCATTGCGACGGAACTTGGCTGCCTTTTCAGCTGCTTCGATCGCGGCTAAGGCATTAATCTCATAATCATCAAAGGGGTTAAAACTAGCAAGGATGGCTCGATCGCTAGTGAGGACGTATAACTTCTGGAATCCGAATACTACGGCCGATACAGTATCGGCGATCTTTGTTGCAAGGGTATCGATCTGATTAACGAACTGAGTTGTGTCACCTGCGGCGAATACTGATACCAATGACTCGACTAGTGCGCCACCGATGGTCTCACTTGCCTCACCTGCGGCCGTACCGAGCAGTTGCATCTTTCCTGCATAGGTGGTCAGGTAATCTGCGTTAGCCCCTGAAAATTGCTTATTGAGTCTTTCTTGCAGGTCTGTGAACTTCATGGTCTTGAGTTCAGCCTGAGTAAGTCCGAGAGAGTATTTACGAAGCCCACGGGTCTGTCCGACATAAGCCATCGCTAAATCGTTAGCAACGGTCTCGTATGCAACGCCTGAGCCTGCGGCGATATCTGTAGCCTGTGCGAGTAATTCCTGAGCCTTGGTGACTGATCCTGTGGTCTGCAATAGACGTTGCATGGCTGGGCGCAGCTCATCGTCTGTGACGCCAGTAGCGCGAGATAGGTCTGAGATGAATCGCTCAATGCGCGGAGTCTCGAACTCAAGGCCTAGATTCCTGACTGCAAGTGCTAAACGATTGGCAGCCTTCTCATCCTCGATGAATGCCTTAGAAGCATTCTTAGCGAACTTAAGAAGCTGCTGGGCTCCGAATACTGCTGCGAGGCTCTTGCCTAATCTCTTGACGCTTTTGTCGAGGGCATTAGTGGATTTATTGGCATCGCCAAAGGCTTTCTTACCCTTGAACTCACCGATAATCGGGATGCGTAACTCAGCCATTAGATACCTTTCGCGTTAAATATAGCGGCAGCCTTTTCAAGCGCCTTGATAACGCCAGCCCTGGCTTTACCCTGATCTTGGTCATAAGCCTTAAACATTGCTCGACCTTGCATCTTTGCTCGACCTGCGAATGATCCAGAGAAGCGCGGACTAAAGTTGCCAGTCATTCCAGACTTACGGCCTGCGGTCTCAACGATTGCACCTGCGGCAGTCTTATTGTGGATCGATACTGTCTGCACCCATCCTTGGCGATTAGGCTTGGTGGGTGTCAATTTGTAACCAACTCCACGCCGGGCTTCTGCCGCGTCGTACATTGGAAACTTAGCGGTCTTGACTTCATGCTTTACGAACCCAGATGGAGCTTCTGAATTAGATGGGAGAAATCCTCTAGCCTTTTTAACCAAGGGCTTTAGGAATCCAACCATTTCTTCGCGAGTCTCTTTATCCAGATCAGGCGAGAATTGCTTCAGAGCCTTGCGAAGCGCACTAGCGCCTTTTAGCTCTGTAGGCATCTGCCTGCTCCTTTGCTCTATCCTTCAACGCTGTCAATAACATCTGGAGCATCGATGAATCTAAATCAATTAAAGATTGTGGAGGGATAGCCGTCTCAATGCTCAAGCGAGCGATGAGATAGTGGATGCTATCCCTGCCTAGGCCAAAGGGTCAGACTCTGCAACCTCTACACTCTTAAGAGTTTCGAGAAAGTCTGCGCCGAATGGCTTGACTGTGACTCCACTTAGTCGAAGGCCTTCCCATGCCAACCAATAGACATCTGACTGCTTTTCATCATCGCGGAACGCTTTGTGAAATCCCTTTTTAGCATATAACTCGAACGCGTATTCAAGGCGAGGAGTGATCTCGATCTCGGTAACGCTGTTGTCCGCTAGTGTGACTATTAACTTTGCCATGCTGTGCCCCTTTGTTTAGTTTCTTAGAATGTGCCTGTTGTGGCTACTACTGTAGTACCTGAGACGTTAAATGTCAGGCTTTGCATTGATAGATCAGTTACAGAACCGTTAACGTCTGTAGTGCCGTTGATCAAGCATGACATGGTGTATAGAGGGTTAGTCGCAGATACGGCTGTTCCTTTTTCCTGTAGTAGGACTACTGTGACGTTTGTTCCCCACGCACCTTGCAAAGTCTGAAGGACGTTCGAGGTTGCTGTGTCATTGAGAAAGTCGATTGTGACAGATGATGCCTCAAGGCCTTTAACGAACTTGTGTCCGCTATCGCCCATTGCTGTCACTTCGAGCTCGTCGAAAGTGCGGTTAAGTGTTACTGCGGTAACGTGGTCTGAAAGATCGACTGTGTTAATCTTCACGCCGACCTTGTTATTTAGAAATACAGCCATGAGATTATTCCTCGTCTTTCTTGGTAGGTGCTGGCTTAGGTGTCGCTGGTGCTACCTGCCCGATCTTGATCAGGAAGGCTTCTTGCTCTTTTTCCCACTCGGACATATTAACTCCAACTCGTTAGGACTGATATATTGATATTGCATGTAAGTAGATCACCTGACACGGCACTTAGCACCCCTGGGGCGGATACCTCTGTAACGTTGTAGGTGTATGAGGATGCAGCGAGTTTATTAAAGACTCGGACTACATTATCCTCAATGCCATTAAGGTTGCCCTCGTTATCGAGCAACGGAACCATGACTGAGATCGTAAAGTTAGCCATAGGTGAGATAGTGCTGTGCCATCCGTTAGATGGCGAAATGTAAGGATCTGCTGGGGCGATGATAACGCTGTTAGCAATAGGGGTTGCAGGTGGGAAGGCGAAGACTGAGTACTTAGTATTATCTACTAGAGCTGCTGCAATACCTGCGCGGAGTGTTGATATGGCGGCCATTAGCCCACCATCGATCTCGGATCGAGATAAGGTGCGAGCAAACCACGAACGCGAGCAAGAAGGGTATTGCCCATGCGGTAAGGCGAAGGTTGATAACCATCGATCGTCACTCCGCCAGATGACGGGGCTTGGCGAGATTGCCAGATATCGATCGAGATCATGAGCGCAGCTTCTTGGATTGCCGGAATCGTTGTGTAGTCTGTGTAAGTCTCAGCTGCTGCGATGCCATAAGGATTAACCTCATGGTAGGGGTTATTATTGCCAGCCGTTATCGTAATATCAAAATCATAAGTATTAACTGCTGTGATTGTCTTCGATCCATTAAAACGGCTACCTGCTCCGCTGATTGTGACAGTTTGATTTACATAAAAGACTTTATCTATAGGCACATCAAAGTAGAGAGTGCCAGTAGTGCCATCGCTGGAATGCGCGATGATTGACTGCTGGTTCTTCCATAGAAAGGGCAAGAGTACGTTATCAGCGGCATCTACCACTTCTTGAAGCGTGGCGTCAGCGTACAGCGACCCAACACCTAGCGCGGTGCGGAGTTCTGCAATCGTTGTCAATGCCATGCTCTTAGCCTTTCTAAAGACTGGCAGGGTAGAAGGGCACTACCCTGCCAGCGACTTAGGGTGTTATCAGGTTAGGTTAAACCAGTTCGCGCCAGCCGCTAACTTAGTGGCAATTGCGCCCTGACCGAATAGTAGAATATCTACAGTTCCGTCAGAGTTAATGTTTGTACGAAGTTGCTGACGCGCACCCTCATACCATGTGTAAGCATCTGGATTTACAACCAGCATTGAGTAATCGCCTGTACCAACTGGCGCAGATGATGTGATGTAACGAGATACGCGGAG